CCCAAAGGTAGTGCTTCTACTGTGATTTTAACATCTCTTCTTAAGTGTTCTTGTTTAGTGTCGGTGTTTGGGTCGTTTACATCGGCCGTGGCCTCTGCATCTGACATGTATTCTTTACCGGTTACGGTATTAGTAAGAGTTACCTCAGTCTGAGGTGTAATAATAGGCACTCTTTTACCGTTGATTTCTTCGTATCTTAACGATGCTTCTTGTTCAATAAATGGCATTATCCATCCTCTCTATTTATTTCTAATACAGATGCGATAACGTCCACATTACCACTAGCTGCTTGTACTTTCAATATCTCACTTTCTTCCATAATTAGAGGTTCTGTTAACACTTGTTCTTTTTCATTAGCACTTAAACTAATATTATTGTCTATTACAAACGCTGTGCCTGCTGCATTAGTTAATGTAGCTTTAACAACTGCTGCACCAGCATTATCCTCAGCCACATTTATAGACTTAACAATAGCTCTAGAATCTGATGGTACAGTATACAAAACAGTGTTGTCAGTGTTCGTTAGACTTACTTTCTTATTTAAAAATATATTTGCCATTATGATAAAAAGAAATTAAACCTTTGTTGCTCCTCTTTTTCTGTTTCCAAAAATGTTGAATTAAGTTGTTCTACAACTGTAGTCAAAGCTCTATTAATTTGTTTTTGGTTAGAGATATCATACTCTTGTTTTGGTTCAGGTAATCTTACCACTATCTTTGCCATTATCTTCTACCATCCGGTTGTAGGTCTAGTGTAATCGTACCAAATCTCCATGATTGACTAGCACCGTCGTTTTCTATTTTAATATTTGCATATCGTCCTCTAGTTCTTGTATCTAGTTTATTCGTAGATGACGAAACTGTAAATGGACTTAATGTGGTTGCACTGTCTGATTGTTGTGGAAATCTTTTTACAGACATTGTAATTTTAGAGTCACCTTGTAAATTTTTAAAGTCTGGTAGTATTCTTCTCATAAATAAAAAGAATTGACCTGCTGTGCCTTGTATATCTAAATCAAAATCAAATGATTTTATATTTGACGCAACAGTTGTGGTTGTTCCATCAGGATTAATTTGATCTGTTCCTATTTCATGTTCAAATAATGTAGTTTGGCCTAGTCCAGATAAACCAACTATTACAGGAAAAGTGCCGTCTGCAGTAGAATCAAATTTAGTTCCAAAAGGTTTTGGATATATTGTTCCATCTATCCAACTTGTTCTAGCTTCAGATCCAATATACCAAATAGGAAGTTGTGGGCCACTTTCACCATAATTATAAACAACGTATTGATTATTGTAGGTTGAAGAAGTAGTAGGGTAATACCAAGTCACCTCACCAAAAAGATTGTTCAATCCAGCGTTTACTTGTTGACCTTTTGTAATATCTAACTGATCAAATACATAATCTTCTACAGAACATGTAAGAGTTTTAACAGTACCATCATATAAAAAGAAACCATTAGGACTCATCCAATATGCAACACCGTCTACTTCAACAGCTGCGTTTTTACCTATAAGCCCACAGTTTGTACCTACCTGTTCAAAACCAAACGTAAAAGGTGCTCCTATAAATTTCATAGTATACAGAGCATTATCGGTCCAAATCAAAATAGTTTCCTTGGCTTTCAGTGCTCCAATAATTTTACTACCGTCTTGTAGCCTTTGTGTCCCTGCAGAGTTAATAGCTGTTGGAGCATAAGTATTTATATCTTCTTGATCAGAAAATCTTATAAACATATCATCTTGTGTTGTGGCATCACCTATTGTTGTTTCTGTTCCAAGATGAATTAAGTGTCTTGTTGTTGGTGATATTAAACTAGCTCTTGTTGCAGTGGGATTGTTGCCTGTTGCAAAACCAGAAGTAGTTGTTGCAGCTCTTGTTGTTAAAGGCTGTGTGCCTCCTGCATCCCAAGTAAATGTTTTGCCATTAGCAATTGTTGCCACTAATACTTGTCCAAAATTATCCAGCGACCAAAGTCCTGGTTCTAGTTGCACTGTTGATGCAACTGTAGCTTCACCCCAATCAGAAAAATTTGTAGCGTCTGTTACAGCTGTGCCATCTGAGTGAGCGGCTTTGTCTGTTCCATTCACTCCTCTTACAATGGTTTGTAAGTTAGCACCTGCAATAGATGCATACGATATTAATTCTGACTCAACTAAAATTCTTCCTGCAGAAGAAAAGTTTGTTGTTGCAGTTAGTGTAATATTTGTTCCAGATCCACCTGTACCGTTAGTATCATTTAACAATGCACCATTTAAAGTTGATGTTGCAGCACCAGACACAGTTCCTTGCCACTCTGATATACCCCAACCATAACCATATGATTGTGCAGCTGGACCAATTCTTACATAAGGTGCAATATCTATACTGCCACCAGGGCCAGCGTTTGCTGGTGTGCCTGACGTTGTAACTGTTACTTGAAACTGTGTAGCGTTTAAAACATTCGTAACTTGAAATTTTTTATCATCAAAATCAGAAGTAGAGTAACCACTACTGCCTGGTAATGTAGTATCATCTAAAAAAACAATGTCACCGGGTTCTAAACCATGAGCGGCGCTAGTTGTGATTGTTACTAAACTAGAGCCTGAAAATGTTTGTATAGTTGCATTTGTTATTTGAGTGTCTAATGGTGTGATATCATAAAGCTGACCCTCAAAATATAATAATAAAAGTTTATCTGTTCCGATGGCCACGTATCGGTTTCCATCTAAATCTACAAACGGAAACATTTTTCTGGCCACACCAACAATAGTATCTGTAACTAAAGATGACCATCCGCC